CTGAGGCCAAAGTCAGCCATGAAAACGTCGAGATCCTCAGTGATTGCCATGGTCAACCGTACTTCTTAGAACCCAGAGCGACAACGCTCAGAGCACCAGCACCAGTACCACCAGCAACGGTTACAACGGCACGGATGTAACGCTTGACCTCATCGCTGTTGATGCGAAGGGTCTCGGTCAGTGCGGTGTTGGCAGTCGTGGTCGTGAAGGCAAGACCAGAGACATCAGCAAAAGTGCTGTTGTCCGCAGAGTCCTGGATCTTCACGGCGTAGGTGATGCCAGAACCACCGGCTTCAGCATCAAGAACGGCCATAATGTCGCCCTCGTAGTCAACTAGATCAACGCCAGTGCGGTTGGCACTGGCAGTGACCACATCACTTGCCGAAAGCGACAAGAGAGTTGTTTTGGTGCCCAGATTTTGGACGGTCATGATTGTTTAGCCCTCCGGCGTGTAGTGGTTTTCGGTTTTGCCTCTGCCTTAGGCGTTGGCGTTTCCTCAGACTGCACGGGCTCCACATAGGGAACGGCTGCAGCTTGAGCCAGAAGGATCGTTGCATCCGTTAGGGAAGCCTCGACGACTTCCCCAATGCGGACGACTTGACCCGACAGCGTGACCTGTTTACGGATCTCGATCTTCATAATCAGAGGCTGTTGTTGCCGCGTGAGAAGCTCGCGCCATGGCGGGCTGCAATGTCCACATCCTGCAGAGCAACCACGCGAACGGTGCCGGAAGTGCTGCCAGTGAAGGGATCAACCATCAGATCAAGACCAGAGAAGTAGGCAATGATCAGGTCGGAAAAATTGCCGAACCACAGATCGTTGCTTGCAACTTGGTTGGAGATCACAGCGCGATAGCCGTTAACCTCACCGCCCTGAAGGATGAACTGACCAGATCCAGAATCCTTGGTAGCAGTTTTAAGGCTGCCAGCCATTGCGGCGTTCATCACATAGACAGGAGAACCGAGCAGGGCGTTAGCGCCTGAAACGTCGCTTTCTAGAGCCACAACCTCAGCAAAGGTCGGAGTGTTCGCAGAGAAGTCCTCAGTCAGAACGCCGGTAGTGTCCTTCAGGCCCAGCGGCTGGTTGGAGGAGCCGGAGCCATACAGACCGACGCGGTCGATCTCAAGAGCCAGCACCTTGGCCAAGTCACCACGAACCATGTTCTCAACGTCAATTGAGGACTGAATCATCAGCTTGCGGCTGAAGTCGGTGAAAGCACCGCAGGTCTTGGGCGTCAATGCGACCTGATCAATGGTCTGCTGTGACTCGGTGGGTGAACCAGACTCAGCAACCCAGTAAGCCGTAGCAGCACCGGACTGGCGGGGAATGTTGACGTTGCCAGAAAGGCCAGTCAGCACGGTTGCGCCAGCTTGATCCAGAGCAGAAGCATTCCGAAGCAGATCAATGAAGTTTGCAGAATCCAGCTCGGTCTCAACCAAGTTGCCACCAGCGGTGGCGGTGCCCACGTTGAGATCGCGACGCATCACATCTACCGGGATGGTGATGCCACGGGAAGCGCGGCCAAGCTTGTCAGCAGCTGCTTCAGATGATTCAATCTCAAACGCAGCAGCCTCACGGGCAGCGCGATCGGTTGGGTTGGCCAAGTAGTTAATGGCACGCATGAAAGAAAAGCTGCGGCTTTCCTTTTCACTGAGGCCAATTTCAGCGGCCTTCATGTTCACGGGCTCCTCTTTGATGTTGAGTTTTTCCAGCACGGCAGCCCGTGCTTCGTTGATCGAACGGCCAGACTCGACGAGCTGACGGCCCAGATCCTCCATGCCGTGCTTATTGCACAGACTTGTCACTTCAGCGATGCGGGAACGCTCAGCCTCAACGGCCTCGGCCCGCACCACTTCCATATCAGGCGTGGTGTTTTCCATTTCAGGAACAGGTGGTGTGGTTATTGCTGCCGAGGCAGCGGGTTCGGGTTCGGCGTCCTCAATAATCGAGCGTCCGAAACCCACCTGATGGGGGTCAGCTGGGATCGAAACGACCGACAATTCGTAAGGTCGCCATGAAGTGGCAACAAAGTTGCCATCTTCTCGCTCCTCCATTTTGTCAATGGAGTAGCCGAAGGAGACATTTCGAAGAATGCCATCCTTCACATCACTCAACACTTGCTGAGCAAACTCATTGCGGCTAAACCGCACGCGTGCATAGCCCTTGCGCTTTTCATCGTTCATATATGCACGCTCGACAACGCCAATCACTCGGTTGGCGTCATGGTTGAACAGCAGAGGTGCGCTGTCATTCAAACGGTCAAGATCAGCCGCGCCCTTGTCATGGCTCAAGATCTCGTTTCCGAAGTAACGAGCGACGGGATATTCAGACGAGAAAGGAAACTCAAAAGTGCGATCCTCAACCTCATCAATAGAAGTTGTCTCGCTGCGCTGATAAGTTTTGCCCTCAAGCCAACGCAGAGCAGCAATCTTTGTCAGTGCAGAGAAACGATGGCCAACCTGCACATCAGTCTCTTCCCAGCCTTCGTCGCCCTCGCGATAAACAGTGATCAAGGCAGCAGGGTCATCCTCATCACCGTTGATGGTGAACTCGGAATCGGGCACGTTGATCGAGCCGTCGCGTTCGATGCGATCGATCTTGCCTTTGGCCTGCCCTCCAGATGAGCGCCATTGGACAAAATCGCCAACAGAAAGCTCATCAGGCTCTGCCCTATTCGTGTCCATGCTCCTATCACGAATTTCTTTAATTCTATCTGCTTTGCCGCTACTCCACCTCATTCCTGCGTCTCCTCCCCATGCCGCCCAGGCGACTCTGCCGGCTGATGGATAACCATCCTCATCAGGCGTAAAACCTTCTCCTTGTTTGTCCACCTCATGGCGAGCAAACCAAGCATTCATCTCAATCACAACATCAGGGCTCAGCTCGTCACCGCTCAGAATCTGCGTGGCTCTGCGTGCTGCGACTTCAGTGCCGCCAGCTTCGCCATCAGCTTTCCAATCGCGATAACGCTGCGCCTCTTCCCTCATGCCTTCAGTCGGCATCAGGTCAATCTCAACGCCTTCAATCGTCGCCATCTTCCTGGGCCTCCTCCTCATCAGATACCGGTGGGTCAGTGTCATCAAAGGCCGGGACGGCACCCATGCCTAATCCAGGCTGAACACCACCGCCACCGTTGACCTCGCTGGGATCAGTGTCCGTGATGATGTTCTTCTCATCCAGCATCGCCAGCTCTGCCTGACGCATGGTGAGAACCTCTTCAATGTCGCCCCCTTGCTCACTGATGACTTGGCCAAGTGTCTTAAAACCGCTGCGGACTGCTGCCTTGTAGGCCGCAACTTCTTTCTGGGGATCGACCCATTCCCAAGTGCGCGGCACCCACTTACTGGCTCGATAACGCTCAGGGTCAGTTTCGTAACCCGGTAGGTTCAGTGTTCCGCTGAGCACTGCCATATCAAGCCACTTCTCGAAAACGATGTGATGGAAGTTTTCGATGAAATAACGCTGCAAACACTTATATGTGTCCCGCTCCTCAAGCAAGCTCAGCCGGCTGCTGCTGTAGTTGCTCATGGAATAGTTTTTGCTGATGCTTTCAAAGCTCACGCCGATTCCAGCAGCTGCAGCACGCAACATTGACCGAGTGAACGCCTCAAGCTGGCCATCAGGTGCATCCAGCTGCGGCACCTCAACGCTTTGCCCGGGGTCCAGGTACTTGAACACGCCAGGCTGAAAGTCTGTCACGCGCTCACCATCCACCACGTCATCACCGATCAGCTCACCCTCAGGGCTGGTGATGAATCCCATCAACGCGCTGCTGGCCCGCGCACGCACAAGTTCTGCATTCTCGTAGCCGTCGAGCATGTGCAGACGCTGCAACGCAGATGCAAACCAAGTCACACCGCGTGTCTGACTTGGGCGCTCAGGTATAAACAGATGGATGACATCAACAGCATCAACACGGATGCGGCGTGACGTGCGCAGATTGCCGGCGTAAACATCGCCAGGATGGTTGGCATAGAAGTTGTAAGCAATGGGCCGTAGATACTTGTCCCGCTCAATGCCCATGCGAACGGTCTTACCGTCCTTAGTGGCCTGAACATCGTCATCAATCAAATAGTCTGACTCCAGCACTTGCAACGCAAACGGAATCCCGCTTTCACCAAAAGGTCGGCGGATAATCCTGATAAACACCTCACCTGACTCAGCCAAGCTGCGGCACAAAAGCCGCTCCATGTCATAAAAACTCAGTAGGCCGCTGACATCGCAGCGGGTCTTATGGCTCCAACGCATCCAGGCTTGATGGATGCGGGCATTAACATCCTCATCCATCCTTCCACCGCGTTGCATCCGTACCTGTGACTGGTGATGAATGCCATGACCGATCACGTTATTAGTAATGCTCCTAAGCGCCTGTTTTGCGTAATCGTTATCTCTGCAAAGCTGCCGCGCACGGTTGCGCAGCATCTTGATGCTGGATTTAATTTCACTGTCAGCACTGGTGCCACTCGTCACCCAATCAGCAGTCAGCCGGCTAACTCTTGCGCCTGCATAACTACGGCGGCGCTGAGGCCGCTCACGCCTGAACAGTTCGCGGAATGCAGATCGAACGCCCATCAGAATCTCACGAACAAGTTGTGGGGATTGCCCTGGCCATTGCGAATCAGATCAGCTGTCTGCTCACGCTTAACCTCAGCTAGCAGTCTAGTTTTCAACGCCAATAAATCTGTTAGCTCATATTTCTGCAAATTACGGCCAGCGATTGAATAACTCTTAACGGCGCCACCGTCAAGAATCGTGCGAATTGCAGCCTCAACCTGATCAAGATCAACTTGCGCACGGCTGCGACCATCAAACGCCGCAGGCGTTCCGGTGTAGGCAAGGCTTTCAATCGCTTTAAATTGACCCTCGCCTGCGAGGAACTGCGTCGAGCCGCTGACTGCTACAAGTTGAAAGAACCAAGTTCCAGCAACCCAGTCATCAGTCGTTGACGACGGAATTGTGATGCGCCATCCGTCGCCCTGATCTGTGCCCGTTACTGCTGCGCCTTTGTTGCCCTGATTTGTCCGCCCGTACCAAGTCAGCGTGTAACTGTTGTCGATAGTCGTACCAATGCTGTTGGCAAAAGACGGGACATCAAAAATTACGGTGTCGCCAATCCTGATTTCAGCCGGGTGTTTAATCACCAGTTGTTAACGAACGACGGCGCCGCAACTCCTTTAGGCGTTGCTTCCTTCGATCTTAGCGGCTCCTCAAGGCGCTTTTCCAACTGATCCCAAATCGTTCGCCGATCATATTTGCGGTAAAGCAACTGCAGACAGGCATAGGCATAAATCAATGTGTCCCAGCTCTCGTTCCTTGCGCCGCCTTTCTTGACCCAAATGCGCTCAGGGAAGCCGTTGCGGAATTTGATCGCCTGTTTTTCAGCCGTGAGCATTTTGAAATAGTCCTCCCCTGTCGTCGCGTGAAAGTGCAAGTAACCCTCACCCTGCTCGGTGTACTTCAAGCGGCCGGCCATGGTGTTCTTAATTGAATGAACGCCGACAGGGAACAGTTGCGCCCCGTTTTTGATGTTCTTGCCCTTCGCATTAATGTCCACTCTCGTAGCCTTGCCTATAGCAGGCTTATCCCGCTGGCTTGAACCCTTGATCGCAATCACGCCGTGGGTTCTGCGTTCTCGCGCATACTGATAGACCTCAGACGTTGCTAAGCCGCCAGAGTCAACAGCAATAAAATCAGCTTTTAACTTAAAGCCAAGTTCATGCGGCCACTTACGCATTACGAATTCGTCTAGACGCTTCCAAACCTCAGAGCGCGTCGGGTCCCCCGCGATCTCGACATATTGAATCAGCCAGCCCTCTTCCTTGCGGCCCCAGCCCCACACGCTGATGGCCAATCTCTCTCCAAGCGTTCCGCCGCCACCCTGCACGTCAACACCAATCGTGACGGCCAAGACACCAGCAGGCAACACACCCTCCTCGTAATCCTCGCAGCGTTCAACCAGCGCCTCAGCACTCATCGCGCTGCTGTAATCGTCAGACCACGTTTGGCCAAGGGTGGTATTGATCCAGACGCGCAACTGCTCTGGATTTGACTTGGCTTCTAAAAACTCAGCGACAAGATCAGCCCACGTTGCGTTGGGGCTGTAGCTGTATGCCGCCCAAATGTGAAACCCTGCATGCTTACCGTTGCCCTGCGCAGTAGCCCGCCACTCACCGCGCTCAACCATCCAGCGCTTCTTGCTGTGCGGTATTAAAACACCGCAACCTTTGCAAGCATAGGCAGCAGTCTCTGGATCATTGTTGATCCACTTGATGTTTTCCCACTCCAAAACCTGCATATAGCCACAATCTGGGCATGGCACGAAGTAGCGTCTTTTATCTGACTCTTCAAACATCCGCTCGATACGGCTGAAGTCCTTAACTGTTGGCGTGCTGCCGGCAATGATTTTGCGGTTCCAGTAATACTCAGTTCGCTTGATACCTAGCTTGATCTGATCACCCTCAGATCCTGCTGACGCCGGATAACCGTCTACCTCATCGAACAAAACAACCCTTCGGCTAACACGTCTAAAGCCACGCGGTGAATTAGCTCCTACCAGTGACAACGTTCCGCCTGGAAAATTCTTCTGCAAAATCGTGTTGTTCCCGTCTTTCGCTTTTGACTCACTCACCAAGCCAGTCAGGCAAGGTGTGTCTCTCAACATTGGGGCGATCTCTTCCTTCGAGTAGCCCTGCGCGTCTTCCACAGTCGGCTGCACAACCATGATCGGACAAGCGTCCTGATGGACGTGATAACCAATCGCGTGGTTGATCATCTTGGTGTAACCAACACGCGCTGACTTCATCACCGTGATCTGCTCCACAGCCGGATCAGTCACCGCGTCCATCATTCCCTTTTGATACGGCAGCGTGTGCCACCGGCCAGCTTCCGCACTCGATTCAGCAGATAAGAACGCATAACGATCAGCCCACTCACTCAGCGTCAGCTTCTCAGGAGGGCGGAACGTTTCCAAAGCCCCACGCATCAGCTCAGCAATGTCAGCCATTAGCCAGATCCTCCAGGGCCTCACGCACAATCTCTTCAAGGGCAATGAACGCATCCGCCGGAATCTCCGGTATCCGCTGTTTAGCTTTTGATGGAACCGCCATCATTTTGGTACGCGTTATCGCAACTAAATCACCCCAAGCCTTAGCCACCTCATCAGCACGCACAAGCTCGCTTTCTTTCTCTGCCCGCTCAAGCTCCATCAGCTCAGCGCGCAGCCATTCAGTACGTGCGCGGCTTTCGTTGTAATCAGGTAGCTCTTCTGTGCGCCGCTCAACAGTTGGCCCCGGCCGATGTTGTCTGATATTCGGCATTCGCTTCCTGCTGTTCTCTGCCCACGTCTTTTCCAAGCCGTCACGCTCAATCCACTCCCTGCCGTCCTGCGCAACAACAGTGATGCGGCCGTGCTTAATCGCCTGCGCCACAGCTTGCCCGCTAACTCCAACTATCCGCGCAGCTTCTGCCTTAGTTATCAACATTCAGTTTTAATTGAGCCTAAGTTGATTTAACGCCCCCAAAGTAGGGCGGGATAGGGGCCGTGTGCCAGTAGTACACCCTTAGCCCTATTCTCAATAAAGTCTCAACGACGTGCCTAGATAAAAAACGCGCGCACGAACGACC